CGCTGCGACCGTGGCGGCTTGCGTGACGGTACGCATGACGGCGGAAGAGGTACTCGGCTGCGCAGCGGTTCCCCCGCCGGCTGCAGAAGCTGCGGCTGCACCGGCTCCTGCGCCCGCTGCCGCGCCAGCAGCGGTGGCTCCGAGAGTGGCAGCCGTGCCGGCACCGGCTGCACCCGCGCCGAGTGCAGAGGCGGAGACGACGACTTCAGGCAGCGTCGCAGCGGCAGCCGTACCCGCCGCGGCTGCGCCGCCTGCAGCGGCAGCCGTACCCGCGGTAGCTGCAGTGGTCGCCGTCAACCCTTCGATCAACGGCGGGATCGCGGCAATCGCCGCCGCCATGGATGCTCAACCCCCAGGAAAGTCGTCGTCTTTGGTGAGCTCCGTCTCCGGTCCACTCGGCTTGGACGTTCCCACCATGCCGCGGCTTAACACCCCGCCGATCGAGACGATGTTCTCGCTCGCGGCGGATTCGTTGCCCGAGCCCAGGTGCTGGCGGTTCTCGAGGTCCATGAAGGCTGGATCGAACTTCGGCGAGTGCCCCGGAATCGGGGAATCGATCAGCGGCGCCCCCGCCATCGCGTGCCCGTTGGCCGCGCGGTTCGCGCCATCGAGCACCACGCCGGCGCCGTTCGCCGCGGGGTCGTTGTGATTGATGCCGTTCTCGGACAGCACGTGTCCGTGCGCATCGCGCGAGACGAGCCGCTTCGCTTCGTCCGTGTTGCCGTGACGCGAGTTGTAGGGCGTGCCGTGCCCCGTGGTGTGGGCGTCGCGGTAGCCGCCTTTCTCCGAGCCGTAACCCTTCGGCTGCGTGCCCTCGAATCCACCCGGCTTGCCGCCCTCGCGGAAACCCTGGTTGGAGGTCGGGCCGAGCTTGGTGTACGTCGTACCGCGCGAAACGCTGCCTCGATATGCCATGTGTGCTCCTCAACCGGTTGCGCTGTGAGACTTGGGCTTGCGGCCGTACATGCGGTGCGCATGTTCCTTGTCGCCCTTGCCCTTATGTTTGAACTTGCGGGCCGCCTTGGCAAATGCCGCCATCTTGGCGGCGTGTCCGCCAGCTTTCAGACCCTTCTCGATGTCCGCTCCCGTGATCGGTTCGCCTTCGCTCTTGCCGAGCCATTTATGAAAAGCCCCATGCTTGATGTGCCCGATTGCCATGACGTTTACCTCGTGAGCGGATCGTAGTCGGTTTTGCTCTTGCCCACCTGCCCGACGATGTCGAACTGGAACAGCGCTTTGCGCGTGTCGTCCGGCGTCGCGACGGGGTAGGCATGCGTGCAGGCCATCGCGTCCGCGATGTCCGGCGACCGCCCGAGCCGCGCCTTCACGAGGTCCTTCGGCTCCATCAGGATGCGGTCGCCCTTGTAGCTGAAGGTCGTCGCGGTGAGCTCCGCGATCATGTCCGGTACGTTCGCGGGAATGGAGGCTCCCATCTCGAGGTTTTCCTTCAGGTTCCAGAAGTTCTCCGCCCGCTTGTTGAAGAACCGTTCCTTGTGCAGCGCCTCGCCTGCGAACTGGATCGGCAGCACGCGGAATCCCTCTTGCCTCATGACCGCCACCACTGCGGCGCCGTAGCCGCCCGTGTTGTCGATCTGGATCGAGTGGGCGCCCGAGAGGTTCGCGATTTCCATCCACCGGCCCGCGATGAAGAGTTCGTCCATCTTGCGGATGATCTCGGGCGGGGAGTAGACCAGCCCCTGGCGCTTGATGAGTACCGTGCGGTCGTCGCCTTGGCCCGCGACGTCCCCGCCGAGAATGATCGGCGCCCAGTCGTACGCGCGTTGGTGCAGGTGGCGGCCGATGCAGGACTCGACGAGTTCCAGCGAGATGAGCTGGTTGATGCCCTGACTCGGGAAGCGCGCGAGGATGTTGATCATCACCCACGGATCGTCGCGTCCGAACCGCTTGATCATGTCGCGGCAGTAGTTGATGTCGATGCGTGGCGTGCGCTTGGGATCATCCGGATCCGCCGTGATGTGGTAGGTCCGCCAGAGGCTGCGGTTCGTGACCATCGCGTCGTAGAGACAGCCCTCGATCGAGTTGCAGTTGCCCGCGATCAGGATGTGGCCCTCGGTGCCGGTGCGCTGGAGACCGGCTTCCGCGGTGCGCATGATCGGGACGGGGATGCCGCCGGCTTCGTCCAGGACGAACATGACGTGTTCCGCCCACATGCCGGCGAGCGTCTGACCCAACTCCTCCGCATTCTGCGATCGCGACCAGCTCTTGTGCGTCATGAACCACGTCTCGGGCCGTGCGCGCAAATGGATCGAGCGCGTGGTCCACTCGAACGCCTGCTGGAGGAGTGCGGAGCGTTGCTGCCACTTCGCCATCTCCGCCCACAGGTTGTCGTCGAGGTTGGAGCCGGTGATCGAGACCGCGGCGATCTTCGGGCTGTCGCGCGTGACCAGGAAGTTCCACGCGAGCCATGCTTCGACCGCAGTCTTACCCGGTCCCTTGCAGGCGCCGAGGGCTTGGCGCGGGACGTGCGGGAAGTCCTGCAGCACCTCGAGCTGCCACGGGTCGGGCTCTACCTGGAACAGGTCGCGCACCATCGCATCCGGATGGCGCTTCCAGCCGATCAGCGTGTCAGCCGCTACTTCCAGAGTCATGTACGAGTCTCAGGCGGGGAGGTGGTTCAGCGGGAGGGAGAGCGGCTTCGCGCGCCTTGGCGATCGCGAGCAGCTCCGCGAGCGAAGAGGTCACGTTGAGCTTCGCGTCTTTGAACAGCGCGCGGGTCTCGCCGAGCTTGGTGGCGGCCGTCATGCGTTCGCTTCGCGAGGGTCCGCCTTCCTTCTCGTCGCGCGGGTCGAATGCGATCCGCTCGAAGACCCCGAGCAGTCGGTCGATGTCCCACTCCATGCGCAGTTCCATCTCCGCGCAGCGCCGGTTGATTTCTTTCTTCACCTTCGGCACGCGCAGCACGCTGTAGCCGGCGTACTGCCCCTTGTAGCCGGCGAGTTCCGCAGCCTTGCAGGCATCGAACAGCGTCGGCCGCGTCAGGTAGTGCCAGACGAACCGTTTCTGGCGGACCGAGAGGTCACTGCCGGGTAGCACTTCCATTCACACCCTCACTTACCCGTCGTAGCTCGTACACGCGCACGCCTTCCTCCGGACCCTCGACGTAGAGCTGAGTATCGGGCGGCAGCGCGTTCAATTCCTTGCGCGTGATCACAAGCCGGCCCTGCCCCGACTGCGCGATCGCGACCGAAGCGAGTACCTTCAGTTCCTTGCGGGTTTCCTCGAATGCGTCCTTCCAGTGCAGCGCCTCGAGTTTGGCGTCGGCGACTTCGGCGGTGAGTTCGGCGAGCATCCGGCCGATCTCCGAGCCGAGCTGTCCGAGCTCGACGGCGGACTTGTTTTTGATCCACTTGATCGCGCGGAGCTGCGCGTCTGAGAGAGTTTCAGTTCGGTTTACCATCGCTTGGCATCACCTCTGTTGCCTTGCCTTCGATCTGGTTGAGCAGATCCAGGACCCCTGCATCGAGCCAGTCCTGGCGCTGCGCTTCCGTGACGAGTCCCTTCGCCTTCAGAAACAGCCACAGCGCGCGGTTGCCCGCTTCCGCGGAGAGACACACGATGCGGCACTCCTCGATGAGCTGCCGGTCGCCGGTCGCGACCGAGCGTTGTGCGAGTGTGGCTGCGCCCGACACGATGCGCAGTTGTCGGACTTTGCGGCGATCGTCGTACGTCAAAACACGAGTCTCCTTGGCGGCGGCTGGTAATCATAGACCGGTACGCCACCGTCGGACGGATTGGTGGGCACCGCTCCTGGCGGAGCCACCTTCATCCAGCCGAAGAAGGGTCCGCCGGGGACGCCTGCGAGGTAGTCCACGGCGGAGTCGGTGAACTGGCTGCGGTGGATGTAGAACACGTCCCCTGGACTGCGCAAGGTCATCACGCCGGTATCGAAGTCCGGCGCATAGCCGATCGCGGTCGCCACCACGAGCATTTGATCCGGAGGCGAAACGATGTCGCCGCCATCCGTGATATACGGAATGACGTCGCTGTCGATGCCGTAGTCCGAATGCGAACCCGCGCCCGTGTACGTGTAGCCCGCACCCGCGAGCACCAGACTGTAGCGGTGGAGTGCGCCGAGGTTCGCGGCTTTGCCGACGTAGCTGTAGGGGCCGACGCCGGCGAAGACCGCGAGCTTGTTGGGCGCGGTGTACGCGGTGTTGAAGAACCAGTTGTTCCACACCGTCGCGCCGACCTGACTGCTCTGACGCTGCAGGAGCGGCCAAACCCGCGGGTAGCTGGTAAGTGGATTGGAGAGCCACGTCGAGCGCAGCAGGCGACCCTGATCGAATTGCGGCGGGACGACGAACACCCAAGGGGTGAGCCACCACGCCACCCACACCTGATCGCCGACCGAGGTGCGGGCGCCGGCCTCGATGCGCGGGTAAACGAGTTGGGCTCCGCGGTTGCGCTGCAGCCACGCATTGCTGTCGAAGGTCTGCCCGTATGCCGCCATTTAGCCCTGAGACTCGACATAGCAGCCTTGCACGCTCGCCGGCGCGGTGCCGAGGCTGTAAATCCAGAACGGCACGACGCCGTTGTACAGCCGCGCGAAGCCGCCCGAGATGCAGTCGATCGAGCCCTGGTTCGTGTTCACCGTGACCATGGCGAGCGGACGGAACGCGACGACGTTGATGGTTCCGGAGGTCCACGCATTCGAGAGCGTGATCGACTGCACGGACTTTACCCCGACGTCCCCCGCCTGGAGGCCGATGATCCAGGTCGATCCCGCGACCGGGGCGCCAACCGTCGCCGTCATGTTCGTCCCGCTGCGACTCGCGGTGCCGGCGCTATTGGTGTAGCCGAGGGTGAAGGTCGGCGTCGCAGCGCCGACGACCGTCGCCGAGACATCGACCGCGAGCAACACGCCGACGCCGCTCGTTCCGCCGACGGTATCCCGCGAGGGCCACGTCGCGGACGTGATGCTCTGCGCGATCGTGGACGTGACATCGATGTTGCCGTTGTCCCATATGCGATCGCAGAGCAACGCCCAGCCGCCGGTGGTGCCGGTGAGGTGCGAGAAGTGCGCGCGGGTGAGGTAGGAGAAGAGGCCGCCGCCCGGGTCGGTATGCGGTAGTTGTCCGTTGACCGGCGCGGTGTAGGTTCCGCCATTCAGCGTGTTGTTCCACGTGCCCGCGCCGGGGATACCTGGTTGGCCCCAGGAGCTCTGCGTACGGACGATCGCGGCGGAGGGTTTGGCGAACGAGCGGACCGGCTGACAGCCCGCGAGCATTCCGTCCAAGGTGGTGATAGCCATCGCTTACCCCTGCGTCTCGATGTAGTGGAACCCAGTGATCGGCTGCGAGACTGCGGCGGGGATCACGATGATGAACGGAACCGTGCCGTTGAAAATCTGCGGGAAGCCCGCGGTGATCGCATCGATCGCGGCCGCAGTGCCGATGCCGCCATTGTCCATCACGGCGAGTACGCGGTAGGCCACCATGTTCATCGTGCCCGAGGTCCATGCGGTCGAGAAGTTGATCGACTGGATCGACTGGACGCCGGTGTCGCCCGCCTGGAGACTCAAGCGAAAGAACCTGCCCGCTGCGGTTGTCGCGGCGGTCGGGGCGTCGAGGAAGTTTCCGGTACGCGAGCCGGTGCCGGATTGGTTGGTGTACGTGTAATTCGTGAGCGCCGCCGCAGTGGAGGAGACCGTGGAGGCGATTTCGATCCCGATCAGCACGCCGTCGCCATTCGTCGTTCCGGCGACGTCGCGCGCGGGCCACGCGACGCTGTTGACCGTCTGCGCGCCCGTCGTGTTGATCGCCGGGCGGCCGTCCCACAGTCGGTCGCAGAGCATGACCGTGCCGCTGTTGATCGACCAGGAGTTCTGGAAGCGCGCGAGGTAGGAGTTGGTTCCACCAGGGGGATCGAAGTGCGGGATTCCCCCGGTGACTGGAGAGGTGTAGGTCGCACCCGCGATCCCGGTGTTGAATCCCCCCGCTCCTGGCTGACCGGCGAGTCCCCACAGACTCTGCGGCATGAACGCGACGAGTGCGGGCGGGATGGGTTTGACGATCACCTGCACCGGCTGCAGGCCACCGATCACGCCGTTCAGTGTAGTGATAGCCATTAGCCTTGCGTCTCCATGTACCAACCCTGGAAGCCCGTTGCAGTGGTGAGATTCGGGACGTGCACGAGAAAGGGCACGACGCCGTTGAAGAGTTGCGGCAGGCCGCTCGTGACCGGATCGACGAAGTTCGGCGTGGTGGCGAGCGGATTCTCGAGCACCGATAGCACGCGGTAGGCGACCATGTTGACGGTGCCGGTCGTCCACGCGGTGGAGAACTGGATGCTCTGGATCGACTGGATGCCGGTGTCTGGCGACTGGAGCGCTAGGCGGTAGAACTGCCCGGCGTTCGCCGCGACTGCGGTGGGCGCATCGATGAAGTTGCCCGTGCGCGAGGCGACTCCCGACTGGTTGGTGTACGTGTAGTTGGTGAGTGCAGCAGCGGTGGCTGAGGTCGCGGCGGAGACTTCGATCGCCGCGACGATGCCGACGCCGTTCGTGGTGCCGGTCGCATCGCGCGCGGGCCACGCCGCGGTGTTGATCGTCTGTGCGCCGGTGCTGTTGATCGTGAGCTGGTTGTCCCATATGCGATCGCACAGCAGCGTCACTCCACCGTTGCCGCCGGCGTGGATCTGAAATCGGGCGAGGTAGGCGCTCACGCCTCCGGCAGGATCCGTGTGCGGGATCTGGCCGTTGACCATTGCGCTCGAGGAGCTGTAGTTCGCGCCGGCGAGCGTGCCGTTGTAGCTGCCGGGGCCGGGAAGTCCCGCGATCGCCCACAGACTCTGCGGGCGCCCGACGACCAGTGTCGGGGTCGCGCCCTTGTAGATCAGGGTGCCGGGTTGGAATCCCGCCAGTACGCCATTCAGGGTGGAGATTGTCATCGTTCGCCCTAGAAGGTTAGGAACCGACCGTCGCGGTCGGAGAGGGTGATGGAGCTCACTGCTAAACCGGTGTTGATTGAGCCGACGCCGAAGCCGATGTTGCTGATCGCTTTCATCCCGGCGAGTCCTATCGTCGCGAGCGTTATGGTCTGCGAGCCGTTGCCTTTCGGATTCATGAACACGACGCCTCCCCCGAACACCCTATACCAGACTCCCACCGTTCGTGGAGCCACCTGCGGCTGCTCGAGCGGGGCGCCGAGCCAGTTGCGGCCGTTCGTC